ACCATAATCATACGCCGCCAAAGAAGTCCTCCAAAGTAGCTGAGTTGGTTAAGTCCCATCGCAAGACGTCCGTGATGGACTTGATTGGATCGAGGAAGGCCTTCTCGAACTGAGTGTCGTAGTCTATGTATCTCTCCAGGCCGAACTCCTTGGGCAGCTCGGAAGGACAGGATATGACGTTCTCGTGGATCGGGTTTGGCTTCTTCAAGTAACAGAACTTGATCTTGTCTCCATCGCCGAGCATCTGATACTTGTTCTCGAGGCTCTTCATCTTGACGTGATGATTGTAGAGCAGAGCACCTCGAACCTGTATCGGCGTGCCCTTCTTGTAGATGGCGGCCGAGTTGTCTCTGTAGTCTCCTAGTCCCTTGAGACCGCGAGGGAAGGCGACCTCCTCGAAGGACATCTGACGGAACTTCTTCTCGAACTCGTCGATGAATACTATCAAGGAGTCTCTACCCTCGGTCATCAAGATCTGAATGGCCTTCTTAATGCTCTCGCGACACACCTTGGGAGTCGAGGACCTGACTGCCTCGATGCCCACCATCTTCATCTTAGGAGTGGAGTATGACACGCCCTCCTCGTTGTAGACGTGCATGACGTAGTGCTTCTTACCAGTCCATACGCCCTTGTCGGCGATGGCCTCTCGCTTCATGTGCATCTTTTGTTGATACGCATTAGTAATTCCAGCGAGATCGTCGTAGCATGAAGCAATATACGGTTCAATTCTAGTAGTACAGGCAGTGTCCAGGAACTCGACGACTCTATTCGCCTTTGAAGGTTCAGGTTTGCCTCCAAAAGAGTGACGGACCAGCTTATCAAAGTTAACATACATCGAGTCAGTATCGCACGCAATGACATAGTCGTCTCCCTCGGTCTTGAGCAACCTATTTAGGAAGTCGTTCATCTTATTCTCCACCCATCGAATAGAGAGGCGACCTGACGTCGTGATGGCCTCGGCGTTATCTGCCGAGAACCAGCGGAAGTAGATGTTACCCAAGGCGCCGTAAGCCGAGTTGAGTTGGATCTTCTTGGCCAGCTGGAGGTTGTGATAGGCTGAGATCTTCTTACCCCACTCAGGATCCTTCGTCTCCTCGAACTTCTTCTTGGCATCGAGCATGAGCTTCTTGTACCTAGCTCGATCGTCGAACATCTTCTCCATGAGAGCAGGCAAGAACCCCTGCTTCTCACGAGAGTAGATGCACCCGTTCGGCGTGATAGTGACGTTATTAGTCCTCATGTAGTCGGCGTACTTCTCATAGAGGTAGCCAGTAGGAGCTCGATCGTCTTCATAAGGATCCGGCACCTTGCCGTGATACGTCTCCGGCGAGATGTTGTACTGCATGATGAGGTGAGGATACAGAGACGTGAGGTCGAAGGATACTACCCAGTCGTACATGCCTGGCTTAGGCTCCTTGACGTACCCGCCGATGATGTCGAAGTAGGTCTTGGAGGTCTCGAAGTGTGGCACCACGATCTTCTGCTCCAGCAGGTAGTTGTGGATGATGGTGTCCCACATCTTCACTGTGGTGAAGCAGTCCTCGAAGTTTACCTTCGCGTCGTAGGCGATGGCCATGACCTGCTCGATGAAGCGATGCTTGTCCTCGAGCCTGGCGACGAGGTTCACGTCGTGGATGTTGTACTCCATGAACTTCTGGAAGTTCTTCTTGTAGAGCTCGTCGAGGCTGCCGTACTCGGAGTAGTCGAGCTTCTTCTCGCCTAGGTCCTTCTCAGCGATGTAGTTGAGTGCGTAGGACTCCTGATTGCTGAAGCTGAACTTCTTGTAGAGTCGCATGTAGTCGAGCACGGCGATGCCTGCCGGTATGAACACCTGCTGCTCCCTGCCCTTGACCTCGATGTTCCTGGTGTCCAGCAACTTCCACGGCGAGAGGCGCTTGGCCTGGTCCTCGCTGAATAGGCGAGTGATCCTATTGACGAGATAAGGCAGGTCGAAGAACTCGATGTTCCAACCGGTCAGGATGTCGGGAGAGAAGTACCGAGAGCCCCACAGCTCGAGGAACTTCTCGAGTAGCGCGTGCTCGTTCTCACACTTGTAGTACTCCACGTTCTCGAGGTGTGGCCTGTAGTCCTTCATGCCGATGGACGCGATCCTGTTGCCACGCTTGAGAGTGATGGCGGTGACGGCCTTGTCGGCGGTCTGGATGTTGGGGAATCCCGAGGACGAGTCGGTCTCGATGTCGAGAGTGACCACGGCAAGCAGCGTGGGGTCGTACTCGATCTGACCGGCGTAGAGCTCGTTGATACAGGCGTACTCGTAGTTAGTGGACCCGTGGACAGATATGCCTTCGACTCTTGAGTGCTTCTCTAGGAACTGCTTGCCTTCCCACATATTGTCGAGCTTGTACTCTGCGACCGGTGTTCCATCCAGAGTTCGATAGCCACTCTCTTTCTTGACTCCAGAAGTCGTGGAGACGTAGAGAGTCGGCTCGTAGTGAATCTTCTTCTGGACTCGATTGCCGAACTCGTAGCCACGTAGGAGCACGTAGCCCTTGTGTCTCTTAAAGGACGTGTAGAACTTCATCACTTCTCCTAATTATTGATGGTGCGAAGACAGTAGAACCAAGAGTTGTCAGCGAGACACTCTCTCCATGTCATGACCTCGAGATATACTATACCAGACATCAATATAATGAAACAGAATAATAGCAGGTAGTACTTCATAGCCCTGCTTCCTCCTTCAACAACCCGTAGATCTCGACTGCTCTCTTAGGATTCAGAGCCCCGCCAGAACAGAATATACAGCGGTCGACGAACTCTCGCTCTGTCATGTCGTAGACGTTCTTCTCGTATCGAAGAATATAACCGACGGTATAATACTCACTGTAGAGCGGGCGATAGGCATTCGGAGTCGACTTAGCCTCCGGCTTCTTGTAGGGCTCGGTGTTGTACTTGAGCCAGACGCTCCTCTCGACTACTCGAACAGTTCCCTTAGTCGGAAGGCCGTACCAGTCCTCTTCTCGCTGTATCCACATCTCTCTGTCCCACGTGGACTTAGGAGGATCGTCGAGCTTGTTGTCAGTGTAGGTGACAACGGGTATGTCTATCGTCTTTCCGAACATTGTGTAGGGTAGCTTCATCACTTGACTCCGAAATTGAATTGAGACCAGTCACAGTCCTCGAGGAGCTCGACTTGATCAGGAAATCTATCTTTCATGGCCGACCAGGTGTCGATCATGGGGCGCCTCATGCCGTAGGAGTCTGGAGAGCACTTGTAGACAGATCCGGAGAAACCGTGGAAATGATACTGACCATCTAATAATTCCACTCTCTCGATACCACTGTTCAAGCGCCAGCTGTCGTCGTTTACATAACCGCCATACCAGCCACCCAAGATCTTGTAGAAAGTCTCGCCTCCGTCAGTTATCTTGATAACTGCCCACGCGTGTGGCACATACTCATTCATAGCACGATCCTTTCATCGATTAGCTGCATTATACACGCGTAAGACAAAAGAGTAAACAAAAAAGAGGGGACACTAACCCCCTCTTTTCATAGAAATCACTAGTCATGTTATTGCATTAAAAAGAGCCGTGAGATCACTCCCACGGCTCGTACGTACGCTACTTACTCAGCCAGTCTGACTCTTCGTTCGTATACGTCGGCATGTTACCTCCGCATCCATGATGTATTGTCATTCCTGGCATCCCACATCTTCATCATATATTCAAGTTGTGCGACGTCTTGCGCCATACTCAAGTAGTCCACCATGAGCTCATAATCGCTCTTCGGTCGAAGGCGATTGACGAAGTCTCTGAAGAACTTCATCTTACTTCTCGTATTCGGAGAGAAACTGCCTGGTAGATTCGGCGCTGACGCCCTTCGAAGTCACTGAGTCGGTGACCTGGTCATTGACTGCAGATGCCTTGTCAGTGATGTCGATCTTCTTTGGTTTCTTGTGCTCTGGGATGATGTTCTCGAGCCAGACCTTCAGCATGCCATTGATGAGCTCGGCGTTCTTGATCTCGACTGTGTCAGCGAGAGTGAACTGTCGAGTGAAGGCGCGGTCAGCGATTCCCTTGTACAGGTACGTCGCATCGAGGCCGTCCTTAGTGATGGTGTCGAGAGTGGTGTGTCCCTTGATTGAGAGCACGCCGTCCTTGAGCTCCATCTCGAGGTCCTGCTTACCGAAGCCGGCTACCGCCAGCTCGATGACATACTTGTTGTCAGAGACCTTCTTGATGTTGTAGGGAGGATAAGACGGAATCGACTTCTGGATCGTGCGAGTCACGTTCTCGAGGTTACGGAAGGCCTCTTCGAATCCGACGGTCGTGGGGAGGAGAGATTTGGCGAAAGAGAATGGGTCGTTGAAAGTCATGTGTTACTCCTTGTTAAGCGAGTTGAATATTGCACCCCATTAGGCGGTGCATCGGCCGGGTACGCAGTACACTATCCCGGCCAATTTTATATAGGCGCTCTGGCGCTAGAATTAAACTACTTCAGCGAAAGTTTTTTGTCCTGCCTCGTCTTGGCGTATACGCTGAGCTTGTCGAGGTAACCCTGGTTCCTGAGCTCCTTGTAGACGAGGTTCTCGAAGGAGAACTCGCCACCCTTGGAGATCGCGGCGTTCCTCATGGTCCACAGCTTCGTCTTTATCGCGTCCACGGCCGACATTCCCATCTTGTGTTTGATGATGTCGTCGATCAGGTCCATGTAGTGCTGGACTTTCTGCTTCAGCCTAGGGTCGTTCTTGAAGTTCATGCCAGTCTGGAAGACCGGCTCCTGTATCCAGGCGTCCTTCTTGAGGGAGTAGACGCCCTGTCCCTTGGGGAACGGGGCCTTGTTGTCCTGAGCATACGGCTCGAGAGGATAGCCGAGGACGGTGACGTTGTGCGTGAGGGTCCATAGCTGCTTCTTCGCCATCAGCTGGTCGTCTAGCTTAGAGCCGAACATGGTCAGCTTGCTCTTGTCTACTAAGAGGTGGACGTCCAGGTCTGAGTAGGGAGTGTAATTGTAGTTAGCGTTGCCGCCTGTCAAGATGACGTCAGTCACGGCCGAGTTAGGGATGCTGGCGAACACCTGCCAAGTCTTAGCGAACTGCAGGAGCTTCTGCCTCAACTCAGGACGGATCTTGTTGTTGAGCTGCCAGATCTTCTGGTTGAGGCTGCTGTGGTACTGCAGCTTGATGTTGACGTCTTCTTGCATGGCGTGTCCCTTTCATTAGGACTATTTATGCTGGCATCGTTCCAAATCGAGTCGTCTTCAGGAACGGGAACTCTTGGACCAGTATCTTCTTGCACTCCTCTGCGATCTCTCGATGCTCTTTCTGAGTGCCGTTGCCGCAACGCAGCTCGACATAGTGCATCCACGAACGGAGTGTGCCGTTCATGTACATGCGTGACATAGTGAGACCTTCAGGAAGAACAGAACGAGCAACTTCTTTTGCGATGCCGTGTTTGATTGCCCACTCGTAAGACTGTTGCGCCGCTTCTAGAACACACTCTTGGCGCCACTCCCAGTCCTTCTTGATATTCTCATAGATCTGATCGTCCATCTCGATGCTATTCTGACGATTCTTCTGATCTTGCAAACGTGCTTCGCGAGGATCACTCATTTCTTGAACCTCAGCATAACGCTGGCTAAACTCTTGAAACGAGAACGAGCGATGACGAAGGATCTGACGGGCGATGTCTCGAGTAGTCTCGATCTCCATGACCACGTTCACCATCTCGAACGGCGACCAGTGCTGGTTCCGGATCATATAGGACAGCAGCTTATCGGTCTCTGAGTTCTCTTGATTGGCAGGATTAGAGACGCGAGCGCAGTACGCTATAAGACCTTGAGCGTCGTTCATTGAGGAGTTTACCATTACGGGTTGCGTAACGCCGATCAACTTTACACTGCTCATCACTGCACCCAACATACCGTGTGGGGAATATTCTCCCACGTCTGATAGATCTCATTCCAACGACGCTCCCACTGAGTACCACAGTATTGCTGTGGAGTGACACGAGCTGCGTATGGATCCGCATAGACGCCTGGCCCAGGGTTATTGAGAGCCTGACCTATCAGCAGGCCACCGAGCAGACCGCCGACGGCGTACCATCCCTCGTTGTTGTTTCCGTAGTCGTACTTATATTTGTACGTGTAGTTGTAGTTGTAGGTCTTCTCTTTGTCGTGGTTCTTGTTACCTGCCTCTGCAGCGCCGACCATGAGAACGCTCGCTAGCAGCATCATGATAGTCTTCTTCATCTTAGATCTCCCTCAGATCGGCGTCGATGTACATGTCTACGTACTTCCGCCAAGTCTTGCGAAACTGCTGGTGCTCAGCATACAACATGTAGTTGCTCATGACATAGTCCATGGACTTCATCAAGAGGAGATTGTTCTTCAGATCCTGCAGCTCGTACTCCTGAGCCTCGGCTCGATAGGCCTTCTCTGATAAGACGGAGACGTCCTTGGCCAAGGACATGTAGTCTACTTGGAGAGCTTTTACGATGACGTCACCGAGCTGATCGGCGTCGAGTTCTAAATTTATAGTTCCCTTGATGATCATGTCAGACCTTCTTTCCAATTGTTTTTGGATCGGATTTCTCAGTAATGAATTGAACAGGACCTTTTGAATAGAGTGGAGCGAGGCACGTCTTCTTCCGCTCGATCTCCTTGATCGTGGCAGCAGACTCCTCTTGGTCCTTCTTCCATTTATAATCCTCCACGGACTTCTTATAGCCACCACCTCCGGGGATGCGATCGGAGGTCACGCGCCGGTACTCGTACTTCGGCAACTCGGTGGTCCTCTCGATGCGCATCCCCGGTGTGTATCCGAGGGACTTGAGATATGCTAGGTGCTCTTCCTTAGAGCGCAGCTGCTTGATGCCGGGCTTGCGCTTAGGAGAGCGGGTGTTAGTGTAGATGAGAGCCATCAGTTAGCATCCACGTAGTGACGACGCTCTTGGATGTAGACGTCTACGCGCTCGGCATGCTCGAGCTTGATGTCCTGCGAGGAGCGGCGATGAAGAGGGCCACCGAGACGATAGAGATGAGCGTGCGGGCTGTCCTTGCCGAGGCGACCACGGACGCGAAGAGTGGCGCGCGTGCGGACTTCCTGCTTACCGGACCAGCTGTAGGTCACGAACTTGGGGTTCTCGATCTCGTGCACGCGACGCTCGGCGTTGTAGATCTTGATCGAGCGCCTGATGCTATCGAGCAGATCGGACATGCGAGGATCGTCGGACTTGATGGTCATGACGTAGTCAGAAGAATTGCGAGACATGTGTGTGTTCTCCATTATGATCAGATCTTATCACGAGTCGAGAAATATGTCAATCGTTTATGACGATTTCGTCGATAAATTGTTGAAGAACTTTTTCGTTATAGCAGGTAGGGCGAATAAAGGCGATGAGATCGTTATAAGAAGAGAAAGTGAAGTCGGCGGTATAGACGCCGGAAGGGTCGTCGAGGACGTTGGAGACGGTGCAGTTGACGTATTTAGCAATATCGTAGATGTCAGAGATTCGAGGAACGATGCAGGGGGCGTTGATGGTATAAGAAGTCATGAGTTTCTCCGTTGCTTACTTCCCCCTTATACCCAGGGTGCTAATAAATGTACATAGCCTTATCTGAAGAAATAGCTAATCAAATCAATGACTTAGAAAAAAGATTGCCCTGGAATATCAATGGCTTAGGAGAAAGGTAGGCCGGAGACTGTTCCCATGATGGCTCTCTTGATGCCGGCAGTAGGCTGCTCCTGCTTGGAAGCCAAGAAGCTGGGGAAGATGGTGGTCATCCCTATACCCCGAGGCACCGCGGTGTCTCTCGGAGTCCTGATGATGAAGTCGCCACCCACATAGTCGTCGTTCAAGAACGTGTGAACGCTGAGCTTGCTGGTCTCTCGGTCCCAGTGATTCAGGTCGATGGACCAGTCCATCCACTGTGATCGATCGAACTCGACGTAGTAGAGGGCCGAGATGTTCTGGATCTTGAACCCGTAGTTATTGATGTTCGAGTCCAGTACTGCTCCAGTGATGTTCTCATAGATGTTCGGCCAGATGTCTGGTTCTATCAGGCGATACGAGTAGAAGAACGAGTTAGTGGAGTACGACCTCATGTCGGCAGACTTGAAGGCGTCCGTTATCTTCTTACACTCTTCTTCCTCAAAAGTTCTGGCGTGACTCAGTGGTCGGATCCGCTTATCGGGTAATAGTTTCCAGGTCACTTGTGATACTCCGCAGCGTAGTCGGCCATGCCGTCTCTGATGTGATTGAGTCCGTGCTCGCGGTCCAGGTACTTCCACTCGATCTTGATGGGATTGAACTCGGACAAGGACTCGAACACTTTCTTCGTATCTAGCGGTCCGCAGGTGTAGACGTCGAACTGCATCAGACTAGGAGTCTTCTCGTCCCAGACGTGCATGGCCACGTGGCTGGTCTCGATGATGCAGACGCCGGTCATGCCACGATTGCCCTCTACGTCGAGGTAAGAGACGTAGGGACCACTGAGGATCTTCATCCCGATGTCGGTGATTAGCTTGCGGAACCAGTCGTGCATGTAGCCGACGTGGGAAGATGACGGCGGGTTGAGGACCTCGGCCCTCACTATAAGGTGCTTATGCTCCAACATCTCAAGATGCCCTCTCTATGAGAACTTATTGTCTAGCTTCTCTTCATTGGTGACGATGACCATCAGGTTCTCTTCGTCAAGAAAAAAGACCGGCGTCAGGCCGGCCTGTCTGTATTGTCTCGCGATGTCTAGCGCTGTGTAGAAGGAGTTGTCAGGTCCGCTCAGGACCGCCGCCTTCCTTATCAGGTCCTCGTTCACCCGTTCCATATTCTCGTACGCATTCTTCATAGAATCCCTCCATGAATTGCTTGTAGAGTTCTGGTGACTTAAAGAGGATGTGAGCGTAGAACTTGCCCATGTCCTTAGCGTGGTCGAAGAAAAACCGCCTGGCGGTGTCCTCCGTATATTTATAGCTGAACATCATCTTCCTCTATCTTCTGGAGAGCTTTCTTCTCCTGCATGGTGAGCTTATCTTTACCGACGTGTCGAGGGTTACCGCACATGTGACAGGAACACGGCTTACGATTCTCAGCCATCTTCTTGATGTGCTCCTGTCTCTGCTCCTCAGAACCGTGATAGTGCTTCGGCCTGAGCCAAAAGAATTCTTTAACCCTATCGAGCATTCTCTTGTGGTGGTGGCGTCTCTCCGCGCGTGTCTTCAATGTAGGGTACTTCCTCTATCGTGGTGATAATCTTCACTCGACCAGTGCCATTGCATCTGTAGCAGGGACGATTGGCGTAGTCGTATTTACCTCGATTATAGTCAGCGAGGACCTCCTCGAGTGTACTTCCTTTGCCTCCACACTTCTTGCATAAGGCGATCTCATGATTCTTGATAATCGACTGCTTAAACTTCATGTTCAATCCCACAGCGACTGATAGTACTTGCCGAACAGACGCAGACCGCGGCTGACTCGATCCTGGTGCTCCTTATGAAGGTCGCTGTCGTAGCGACCCATCTTACGCTGTTCTTCCTCGGTCAAGAAGTAGTGCTTCTCTCCAGTATCAGAGTTGACCCACGACAGCCTGTCGACTTCTTCGCCTTCCTTGTACGGGATGTAGTACTTCTCGCGGCCCTCATCGGGATCTACGATCTGCTCGAAAGCCCAGATCATCTCTTCCATGACCCAGTCCCACCTGATGACTAAGTCGGCGTATTGATCTTCTTCCTCGTCAAGCTCGCTCTTCTTCTTGGTCTTCTTCTTTTTCTTGACCAGGTGAGGGACGTCCTCGTCGTCTACCCAAGGAGAGCCGTGCTTCGTAGCCTTGAGCTGCTTGAGCATCGGCAGGATGATGAGAGCGAGAGTCGTGTCCATGCCCCAGGTGTCATGCGAATCGATGCGTATGCTGATCTTACGCTTACTATGGCGTACGATCTTATTGACTGTGAGATTGAGCACGCCCTGCCAGAAGGTGCTGAACTTCATGATGGCGCGATCTATACGACCATAGTTCTCTTCGTCGACTTCGTAGCCGTACTCCTTGCCATGACGACGTCCCACGATGTCCTCGAAGAAGTCATGACATGACCAGTAGTTGTTTGGATACTTCCCGATGTAGACCTTCATTTCTTCTTTTCCTTCTTAGCCATGTGCACTTCGTAAGCCGCGATGATGCGCTTGTGCCCGTCGCTATTCGTGTTGTAGCGGTATTCCTTAGACTTAGTCAGGATGACGCCCTTGTCATTGTGCTGCTCCAAGACTCCGACCACCGTGACGTTATTTCCGTCGATGTGATCGCGCTCGATAGACCAGACATTCACCTTGTCGAAGTCGATCATGATCGGCTCATTACGAGCGGCTAGCTCCAGCTCATGCATGGAATTCTTATTGCGTTCTGTCTTGTCTTTGTCAGAGCAGATCCTCTTCCAAGTCTCCACGGACTCTTCAAGACTCTTGATCTTAATCTCGAGATACCTGATCTCATTCCTAAGGATAGCCTTTGACTTGCCAAACATTCTCATTCTCCGCGTGTCATCTGTAGGGGTTGTCTGCGTCTTGTTCTTCTTCGTCTAAGAGCTCGTCGACCGACTCTCTGAAGCCTCTCTCGTAGTCTACGCCTGCTCTGTCGAACTCGTCTATGAGCTCCTGAGAGAGATAGACCTTCATACCGCGATGCTCTATTAGTCGCGGGCCGGTCTCTTTGTTCTTTTTCTTGAAGAGACTGAGCAGGCGATCAAACATCGCCGTGCTCGTCAATGACTTTTTTGGCCGCGTCCACGAGCGCTTGATAGATGCCCTTCTTGGCGAAGAGCTTCATGGTCTCGTAGTCCATGTCGAGCTCCATCCTCAACTCGCCATCCACGGTGTCTTCCATCGACACGATCTCGACGTTCGGCGGTGGCTTTACAGTGTGAGCCGACGGGATAGGGAACCCAGTGTCGTACTCGAAGTCCTGTGTTACTACGTCGTACGTCTTCTTGAAGATCTCCCGCTTGATCGCGTAGAGTTCTCCGTCCACGCCCTTCACGAGGACGTCGCCTTCATTGGCGGTCATCATGCCCTCGAGCGTGCGAATCCTCAGGACCATCTTCTGTCCGTCGCTGACTACCGCGAGGCGGCCGTCGTTGGCCTGATACTCATTGTGTACCCAGTCCAACACGTCTCCGTGATACTGGAGCTCTGCGATATCGATGACCCAGGCGTCTACTTCGATGGGCTTCTTTCTGATCTTCATGATACGATCCTCGTGTAGATACCAGTCTGATTGATGTGCCGATGTTCTGCGTGCCACTTGCTCTGAGCTTCCCACGCGGCATCACCTTGCTTCTTGCTCCAGACTTCGTAGGTCTTGGAGTATTCTTTCAACTCAGTCTTGATGTAGGGAGTGATGTTGATCTTGAAGAGCTTCTGTCCCTTCGTCTTGGTGCAGTGATTCTTTAGAAAGTTGATCGGCCCCGACCGCCAGGCCTCTTCCATCTGTTCCTTAGTCAACATATCCAATCTCCCGCAATATGGTGTCGAGCTCGTCGCGGATCTTCACCAGCCTCTTGAGGTAGTGATCGCGATAGGCTTGAGTGAGACTGGGATCTGCAGCCATGGCCTGATACTCGTAAATACGGGCCATGATAGTGTGGTCTATTGGCTCGATGAGAGCCGCTTCATCTTGTATCACTGGATCATCCTGTATGTTGGAGCGGATTAGAAGATGGAGCGGACGGAGGGAATCGAACCCTCGACCAACAGTTTGGAAGACTGTGACTCTACCACTGAGTTACGCCCGCGAATTAAAACCAGGATTAGCTTGATGCTTTTTCTTCATGATCTCGCTCATCTTGGCTCTGTACTCTTCAGAGGCCACAAAGCTTCTTACACCCTTGCGCTTCTCTGAAATAATCTTCTTAGTCTCTTCACTATGTTTCTTGCCTTTGAACTTGGTTATGCCTGAGCCATTGATATAGCCAAAGCCACCATTTCCTCCGGGACATAAGTTATATGTCTCTTCAGCAAGAATCACTAGTTCATGTTCTTTAGAGTTCATTTCGTCTTCGTTATCAAAGACGAACAGGATCTCTTTCTCAAAGTTTTCTATTCCATACTTCTCTATGGCTAGTCTTAGAAGCTTACCGGAACCCATATAGCCATCTTCTAGGTTCTTTGTCTTATGTTTGCCGATATAGTATCTGCCATTAAGCTTATTCGTGGTCTTGTAGACTGTATAGAACATGTAGGATCCTCCTACATTTATTTATACAACCATGAAGGCTGAGGCACAACCCATATACCAACCCCGCGTATTACTATATATGAGTCTTCGCTGAGAAGACGTCCTCTACCAATCCTTTTGCCGTCTCATCTCCGAGATAACTACGAAGGATGCCTACAGACGTAGTCATCATGATAGAGGCCAGCATCATGATGTCTTCTATGTTGTCGCACATCATGATGCGCTCGTCGATCGGCTTCATCAGCTCCTTCATGCGAGCGTGTACTTCTTCATTCGTCTTCATGTCAATCCCTTTTTCTATTCTTGAAGTAGTTATCGTAGATGACCTCCAGCCTGTCGAGGCCGGGGTGCTTGTGTATCCACATGCCGGTCGAAGAGTCGAAGTGCTTCTCAAAGAATTGATCCAGCTCGTCGTCTCCGGTCTTCACCTTGGAGTCTACCTTCAGAGACAAGGAGTCGAACTCCGCGTCTGAGATGATGGAGTCGTCGTAGAACTCGTAGGCGTAGGCGGCCAGAGCCAGCCTGATGCGCACTCTCCTCTGCTCAGTGGGGGCAGGCTCGTAGTGGCCTGCCTCCCTCTTCTTTTCTACGTGTTCGATGGCCTTGAAGAATGCGTCTAGCACTCACTTAACCTCGATATCGGGGATGATGACGGACGGCTTGAACACCACGCGGTAGTGATAGACGCTGGCCTGAGCAGGCTCGATCTGCTCGGCGAAGAACGTCACGTTATCAGAGAGACCGAGGAAGTGCTTCTTATAAGCGTTGGCTCCAGTCTTACAGGTGACGGAAAGAGTTCCTTCCTTATCGTAGTTACCGAGGGAGCAGAGCCCCTCGACTGACAGGATGTATTCTCCAGTGATGCCGTTGTAGAACACGACGCGACGCTGGATCTCGAACATGTCGGCAGCTTTCGACAGATTCTGGGATGCGACGTCTGCCTCATTACAACCAGCGAGGCCAGCGACTACGCCGGAGAGCAAGAGGACTGTGAGGATCTTCTTCATATTGGAACCTTTCATTGTGATTAACCGCGATAGTCGACTACGCAACCGGTCTTGATGTCAGTGGCTCGACAGCGGACCTTGTACATCCGATGAGCCTCGTCTAGGCGCATCTTGATGCCGACCGAGTCTGAGGTGTTCATGGTCATCAGAGTCTGCCAGAGACCGCCGTTGACCTGAGCTTCGATACGTACCTGAGACACGCTGCCATTCCTTATGTTATAGTCAGATTATACAGAAAGAGGAGAAGAGAGTACATGCTTAAATTCACAGAATCAGTCGTCCCAGGGCATGGTCACTCGAAATACCCAGTGGCCGGTCTTCTCTTCGAGAGAAGGCTCGGTGTCGTTGAGAGTGGCACCCACCTTGTCCCTGTAAGCCTTCATGAGGGTGACGGCGCCTGACTTGGTCATGGCGCCTATGACGACTGGAGTCCTCTTAGCCTTCTTAGCCATTAGATCTCACCATTCTTCTGCGTAAACATGCCTGTGTATCTCCATGAGAGGGAAGAGGAGGGGCCGGAGCCCCTCCGATTTCTTATGCTGCGTCGGCGTACTCTACTGCCTTCTCGAGGGCCTTGACCTTGCGGGAGCGGTTGAAGCCGAACCAGGCAGAGTTGAGGCGAGAGTCCCGAGAGCGACCGAGCTCGTGGTCTACCACGTAGGTGACCGCGTTGAAGGCCTGCCACCAGGAGCCGCGAGCGAACTCGGCGCCGGGCTGAGTCTCGAGGACGCCGAGAGCCTGAGTAGCCGGACGAGAGATCTTCTCCATCCGCTTCTGGTCGTCGACGTTGCCGGTCAGCGGGAACACGTCCTTGAAGTACTGGATGATGTTCTCCGGCGTGGCACGCTTGGTGCCGAGGTACTCAGCGAGGTCCTTATAGGCGCCGAGCTTCACCTTGGAGATGCCGACCATAGTCTTCACCTCGTCGATGTTGATCTTGTTGCGGTGAGAGAGGCGAACCGCTGCCTGCGACTCGTCTTTGAGAGCCACGGTCAGAGTGTTGTTGCAGACCACGCGGATCTTGGTGGAGCGAGCCTCGAAGGACTGGCCATACTTGTGAGGAGACGAGAGGAGGAAGTAGTCCTCGATCAGGTCGCCACCGAAGACCTCGAACTTCTCCTTGGTCTTGGCCAGAGCCCAGATGCGCTTGCCGTCCTCGAGCGAGCCGGCGGTGTGCATCTCCATGTCACCGGCGTCCACCCACTCCTTGAAGAATGAGAAGGCCTCGTCGTTCTGGACTTCGTTCCAGTCGTTGGGGACGACGCCGAGCATCTTCTCGTCGGTGCTGCGGACCAGAGCCGACCAGCCGACGTTGACCTGCTTGCCGGCGATCTTGGCGAAGGCCGGTACCTTATTGACCTTCCAGTCGAGGCCGGCTGCCTTCATCATCTCCGCGGGGGAGAGGTCGCCGTCGACCTTGATGCCAAGGCCGTGCCAGGGAGTCTCGCCGGCGTAGGCCATCGTCTCAATCATGTGTGCCATAGTGTAGGTTCCTTGTTTCTGTTGATTATGATCAGATCTTACTTAGTATCGAGAAAAATGTCAACTGCTTATTTGCAGCAGGTGACACGGGCGACCTTCTGCCAAGTCTCGCCGATCTTGCGGATGGCGCCGATCTTCAGGGCCATGCGAAGGGAGAGTTCGCGGAGACGGTCGGTGTTGGCTTCGATGAACTCCACCACATCGCGCTCCTGAGACTCGGTCAGACCGGACTTCTTGAGAAGGCCCTTCTCGAGAACCTGCTTGATCCGAACCACGTAGTCCCGACGGGTCTTCATGGCCAGGTCGATGTAGTGAGCGCGAGACATCAGCGCCTGAAGATGAGGAGCCAGCTTGTGGCCCTTATCGATCATGGCATCGAAGTCGAGGTTGGTGATGAAGACGATGGTGCCGTTGAACTCGAAGCCGCGAGGAACTCGCTCGCCGGACTCCTCGTCTACCATGACGCCCTCGGTCAACCAAGAGACGCGACGCTTCTCGTTGGTATCGCAGACCGCCTTGAGGAGGTTGAGGGCGACGTCGTCGTAGAACACCGAGTCGGCGTCGTCGAAGACGATGACCTGGCCGGCCTCGCGGTAGTTGTAGAGAGTCTTGTAGAGGCCGGTAGCCCGTACGAAGCCCTTGATGATGGTGTGGTTGTTCTCGTTCGGATCCCACTCCGCGAGCTCCTGCTCGACGGTGAAGGACTTGCCGAGGCCGGCAGGACCAGAGACGATGAGGGCGCGAGCGTCACCGTTGACGGCGGCCTTGGTCATCATCTCGAGGATGGAGAAGCGATCGTTGAGCTTCTCGGCGATTTCAGCGTCAGTCTCCTGCACGACCGGGGCAGCTTCCACGAGGATGTGGCGAGCGATGGCGGCACGGTTCTTGGAGGCTTCGGCGAGGCGGCGATTACGCGTCATGCGCACACCGTTCTTAGGGACTCCGCGAGGCATTCAGTAGCTCCTTTGCTTGATCATGATTTCTTATACCTGGCCTCCCATTAAATGTACATGCCCTGGGCAAAAAAAAGTGAGCCGGAGCCCACTTTTTTTAGTCTAACAATATCAATGGCTTGCAGGCATAAAAAAAGCCTAAGCTTTTCAATGGCTTAGGCTGATGCGCTCCGGAGCGCTCTGGACTGGTCTGGACGGGTATACCCTAGGCCGGCCGGTCTCCCTGCACGGAGGAGCGCATTAGGCTGATTTTGCTTAAAAAGCTGTCAAAAAAAGCTAACAATTTCAATGGCTTGCAGGAGCTCTTCTTTTCTTAGCGAAGACGGAGACTACCCCTATGAAGGTGTTCCATACCTTCTCCCACGACCACTGGCTCCTGGCACAGGCAGCGCAGTCCTTTCTGGACAAAGACAGGCACTCTTCCACGGCTCTCTCTATGTCTTCATGTAAGAAGCCAGTGATTCCATGATCCACTACGTCGATTGGTCCTCTCACTGGGTGAGCGGCGACAGGCGTGCCAGATACCATGGCCTCGATCATGACTATGCCGAAGGTATCATTCAGGCTATTGAAGACGAAGCAGTCTGCCGACTTATAGAGATCTACTAATTCCTGTCCTGTCTTGTATCCGGTGAACTTGACCCACGGGTACTTAGCCTTGAGTTCTGGCAAGTACGGTCCGTCGCCCACTAAGACGAGGTCGTACTTCTCGTGATCTATAGAACAGAACTCGTCGAGGTTCTTCTCCTTGCTGACTCTACCGACCGACAGGAGTACAGGCTTCTCGTTGTGTAACTCGAGAGAAGGATCCCCGTATAGTTTCAAGTTCACGCCTCTAGACCAGACTACAGGCTTTCTTCCTATCTTGTTCTCGACTAAGAAAGACTTGACATCCTCGGTAGGACACAGGACTGTCTTTTTCCGATGAAACCACTTCAAGTAGCGAAGAGTCATCCACTCAGGAATTCCGAACAGCTCTCGCAAGAACGGCCCCCAACTAGTGTGGTATGAGGTGGTATATTTCCTCGCGTGCGCGAAGAGGAGGATTGAAGCGCACAGACCTAGCGGGCCTTCGGTGGCTACGTGAATGTAATCGGGATCTAAGTCTCTGAGTATTCTGCTCAAGCCGAAAGGGAGAGCCATTGGTACTTCAGGGTAGAGTTTAGAGTAGAATCTACAGGCAAACATCTCGGGGTGTATGACACAGACCTCGTAGCCGTTCTTCTCGCCTTGTTCTACCATATTCTGGAGAGTGGTGACTACTCCATTGATCTGAGGATGCCAGGCGTCAGTGACGATGACTATTCTCTTTTTGTCCAATGGACTATCTCCCAGGTGCCGTCAACGTTTTCCACTAGGGCAGTACAGCTCTCCACCCAGTCGCCCGAATTCATGTAGACGACTCCGTCAACTTCCTTGATGACCGCAGTGTGTATGTGGCCACAGATGACGCCGTCGTATCCCTTGGACTTGCAGTACTTGGAGAGAGTCGTCTCGAACTCGAATATGAAGTCTATTGCTCCCTTCACGTTCCTCTTCAAGTAGGCGCTCAGACTCCAGTAGCCGAAACCGAACTTGTGCCTCATGACGTTGTAGTAGCGATTGAGAACCAGCAGCGCCGAGTAGGACCAGTCTCCGAGATAGCTTATCCACTTAGCCATGCGATGGACGCCGTCGAACAAGTCTCCGTGGACTACGAGGTACTTCTTTCCGTCTAGTCCTTGGTGATCACACGAGTTGCAGATCTCGATCGATTCGAAGTCTACCTGTATGTCTAGCCACTCTCTCAAGAACTCATCATGATTGCCAGTGATGTACACGACTTTAGAACCGTGTCTCTGCTTGTTGATTATCTGGCGTATGACGTGAGAGTGTTCTTGCGGCCAGTACACTCTCTTGCGAAGCTTCCAACCGTCGATGATGTCACCGACTAGGTAGAGATTATCGCACGAGTGACTCTTCAAAAAAGAGTCAGCGGCGGATGCTTGACAACCGCCGCTGCCCAGATGAATGTCTGATATGAAGATCGACCGGTAGTGTTTTATCTTCTTTTTCATGACACTATTTATAGATGGCGGAACGTACTGGATTCGAACCAGTGGAACCCCTTACGGAGTTCAACGGTTTAGCAAACCGTCGCTTTCAGCCTCTCAGCCAACGTTCCTAAGCTACTCTGTCCTTCTTCTCGTTGATGTGCTGGATGGCGTCCTTGTACCTGTCTGCGCAGTAGGAAGCAGCCCAGGCATTTGGCTTGACCATCGGTATCACGTTGCACATGCCGCGAATGTAGCCGACCGCCTCGTTGATGACGCATGAGGAGCCGTGCATCTCGTTCGGATTGATGTCCAAGTGGATCTCGATCTCTCGATCCTCGAGGACCTCGTACAAGTCCATGTAGAGCTGCGCCGTCTTCATGACCTCGTTCATGAGGCGCATGCGAGGCTTATCTTTCTGCTGGTCGTAGTCGCGCTCTCGCACGATGCCGCCGAATACCCTGCAGC